GATGACAGATGTTAAATATGATGGCGATCGAAAATTAAAGACTATACAAAGAACAGCAAATAAACTAACAACAAATGCTAGTAGCTTACAGTATCAGTATATGCCGGTGCCATATAATTTTGGCTTCAAACTATTCATAATGGTGAAGAATGCTGAGGATGGAACAAAGATCGTAGAGCAGATACTTCCTTACTTTACACCAGACTTTACTGTTACTTTGCAGTTGATTCCGCAGATGAATGAGCTGAAAGATTGCCCCATCATTCTTAATAGTATATCACAGGAAGACACGTATACCGGCGACTTCAAAGAGCGCCAGAGTTTGATATGGACATTGGATTTCACTCTCAAGGGTTATCTATATGGTCCAGTCAAGTCAATTCCAGTAATCAAATATGCTATCGTCAACTATTATACACCAGAAGTTCCGGATGGTCAACTTGATACTGCTGTTGGTGTTGCGAATGCAGTATCACAGACAATCGATCAACCTGGTCTAACTCCTTATTTAACAAGCGATATAACAACTCTTAACGATGATAATACGATATACACCATTGATGAGTATGGCCCAGATTCTGGTGGTAGGCCAACTTCCAATGCATCTATGTCTATACCGGTTTCAATGATTACGGTAACCGATGACTTTGGCTTTGTTATAACTAAGACAGACTTTCAATGACAGCAAACAATGATCCTATCGCGAATGCCTTAAATTTGACACCAATGAAATCAGATACAGTTGTTAAGTCAATTGTCGCTGGAGCTCATGATAATAGTGCAAAAACAGATTTCGAAATGGCAAGGTCCAATATACATGAAGTAATCCAGAATGGTACATTTGCTATGGAGAAACTATCACAGATAGCAGATTCTAGTCAGCACCCAAGAGCCTTTGAAGTGTTGGCTAAACTTATGGACACAATGCTTCAGGCAAACAAAGACTTGCTGGAACTTCAGAAAAATATTCGTGATATCGACGCGAAAGATACTCCAACTAACGACGAAGCAAAGTCAGTGACCAACAACCTATTTGTTGGGTCAACAGCAGATTTACAAAAAGTAATTGAGAATATGAGAAATGGAACCGAATCTAAGTAATATTAAGGGTTATCTTGGTAATCAATTACTAAAAAAATCTAATCAGAAAATTGAATGGACCCCTGAATTAGTAGCTGAATATTTAAAATGTTCGCAAGATGTCGTGTACTTCACCGAAACGTACATGAAAATCATAAACATCGACAAGGGTCTCGTTAGTTTCAAGCTCTACGATTATCAAAAAGAAATGTTGAAGTCGATGCAGGATAATCGATTTACGATTATCGCCACTGCCAGACAGGCTGGTAAGTCGACAGTTACTTGCGCATTTATTCTCTGGTATATCATTTTCCATCCAGAAAAAACAGTGGCTCTACTCGCCAATAAAGGTGAAACAGCCAGAGAAATACTTGGTCGTATTCAACTTGCATATCAACATCTACCAAAGTGGCTCCAGCAGGGTATCAAAGAGTGGAACAAGGGATCTATGGAGCTCGAGAACAACTCTCGCGTTCTTGCTGCTGCTACATCATCTGATGCTATCCGTGGTTATTCTATTAACTTACTGTTTATCGATGAGGCAGCCTTTATCGAAAATTGGGAGACATTTTTTACCTCTGTGTATCCAACAATTTCTTCTGGTCAAGAATCTAAAATTGTATTGGTATCTACCCCCAATGGTCTCAATCATTTCTATGCATTGTGGGCAAATGCTCATAAAATGGGCGAGAAAGAATATAATGGATACAATCCGATAAAGGTATCATACGAAAACGTACCTGGTAGAGATCAGAGATGGCGTGAAAATACTCTGGCTGCAATGAACTTCAATATAGAAAAGTTCGAGCAGGAGTATTGCGTTGAATTCATGGGCAGTTCTGGTACACTCATTGCTGGTTGGAAACTGAAAGAGCTTGTCCACAAAGTACCCGTTATATCAAAAGACGGTCTATCACAATATTTCCCTCCAGTTAAAAATAATAATTATGTGATTATTTGTGACGTGAGTCGAGGTAAAGGGTTAGATTATTCGGCGTTTTCAGTAATTGATGTTACTTCTATGCCTTATCAGCAGGTTTGCGCATATAGAAATAATTTAATCACGCCGATAGATTATGCAGATGTTATCCATAGAATAGCAAAGGCGTACAACAGTGCTTCTGTCCTCGTTGAGATAAATGACATCGGTGAACAAGTTAGTAGTTCGCTTCATTATGACTTTGAATATGAAAATGTGTTATTTACAGAAAGTGCTGGCAGAGCTGGTAAACGAATAAGTTCTGGATTCAAAGGGACAAATGTCGATAAGGGTATCAGGACAACCAAACAAGTTAAGGCGACTGGATGTTCAATACTAAAATTGTTAATAGAACAGCATCAGCTGATAATAAATGACTTTCATACTATAGAAGAATTATCAACATTTTCTCGTAAAAACAATAGCTATGAGGCTGAAGAAGGCAAACACGATGATACAGTTATGCCTCTGGTTCTGTTCGCATGGCTATCAGACCAACAATATTTTAAAGAATACACAGACATAAATACATTAAATAAACTTCGCGAAAAAACTGAAGAAGATATAATGAACGAAATGGGTCCATTTGGTTTTGTAGATGACGGAAGGAATGAATATATTGATGAATTAGAGGCTCCAGCTAGTAATAATTGGCTTTTTAATGAAGTATGAGATTTTATAAATAAAAATAGAAAATTATATACCTTTCCATGGGAGGAAAAAACAATGCCAACATTACTAAGCCCTGGCGTAAATGTTACCGAATATGATCTTACAACCATTGTACCTTCAGTTGCCACTTCGGTAGGCGCTATTGCAGGTATTTTCAATTGGGGTCCAGTAGGAGAGCCTATTCTCGTTGATACAGAAACAACTCTGGTCAGTACATTTGGTAAGCCAAATTCAAACAACGCTGAAACATGGTTTACAGCTGCCAACTTCCTAGCTTATACGAATGCTCTTTATGTTGTTCGTACTGCTAACACAACGAATGCTGGAGCAAACTCTGCTTTTAATGCTGTTGCTAACGTTACATCTATACCAAATATTGCTAACTGTGCTATCAGAAACTCAATCGATTTCTCTACTAGAACATCATTTGACCTTTCTGCATATGCTATTGCAAGATATCCAGGAGCAATTGGTAATTCGCTTCAGATTTCTGTTTGCGATACGGCAAATTCATTCAGCTCAACATTAAACATGTTTGGTGGTACAGCCAATGACTTTAGCGTAAACTGCGCGATTTCAATTGGTGGCAATACAGCTACGTTCACTGTAACATCCGCTTCTTCGAACACTTCTGGTGCTAACACTTATGCTAATACACTTTCCACATCGATGATGGTTGGTGATTATTTGTATGTTGGTAACTCTTCTATTGGTACACAGTACCTACCAGTTGCAAACATCAGTACAGTATCAGCTGGCGTGTTCACTGTTAACTTCAGTCAAAATTATGCTCTAGCGACACCTTTCCAGACAAACACATCAGTTAATCCAACAATCACTCGTTATTGGGAATTCTTTAACGTAACTGGTGCTGCTCCTGTTCAGTCTACCTACCAGGCTCAGTTTGGTAACGCTGCTGTTCTTGACACAATGCATGTTGTTGTAGTTGATGCTGGCGGCGCTTTCACTGGTGTACCTGGATCAGTTCTTGAGACATACGTTAATGTATCAAGAGCAACAGACAATAAGACGATTGGTGGCGTAGCAAACTACTATAGAACACAGATCAACAACAATTCAAATTATATTTGGGTTGTCGGCGATCGCTCAAATGCACCTTCAAATACAACAGTAAACCTTGTAAATTCAACCAACTATGAGCCACTTTACCTATCATTTATTGAAGGTCAGGACGGTGCATCGGAAGCAAATGCTTCTTTGGCAACAATAACTTCTGGTTATGATCTTTTCAGCTCACCAGAAAACATTGGCGTTGATTTACTACTTCAGGGTCATCCTACTGGTGGCACAACTCTCTCAAACGGGTTTGTAGCTAACAATTTCCAGCTGGCTGCTTATATAACACAGAATATCGCACAAGTTCGTAAGGATTGCGTCGCCTTCATCACTCCTGATTACAACATCATTGCTGGTAACCAAGGAAATGAAGCAGTAGCTCTTGTTGCTTGGAGAAATACACTAACCGACAGTTCATATGCTGTAATGGATTCTGGTTACAAGTATCAGTATGATCGTTATAATAACGTATACCGTTATATTCCAACTAACGGTGATGTTGCTGGTCTCTGTGCTTATACTGATTCGATTAGAGCGCCATGGTGGTCTCCAGCTGGTCTGAACCGTGGATTCTTAAAAAATGTAATAAGAATGCAGTATAATCCAAAACAAGCCGCTCGTGATCTTCTTTATTCTAATGGTGTCAATCCTGTTATTACAATAGCCGGAGAAGGAACTGTACTATATGGTGATAAGACGATGCAGACTAAACCATCTGCATTCGATAGAATCAATGTACGTAGATTGTTTATTGTTCTTGAAAAGGCAATTTCAACTGCAGCAAAGTATTCATTGTTCGAGTTCAACGATGCCTTTACTCAAGCTCAGTTTAAGAACCTCGTTGTTCCATATTTGAGACAAGTTCAAGGGCAGCGTGGTATAACTGACTTCCTTGTTGTCTGCGATGGAACAAACAATACACCACAAGTTGTTGATTCTAATCAGTTCGTTGGTGACATTTATATCAAGCCAGCACGTTCGATCAACTTCATCCAGTTGAACTTCATTGCTGTTGCTACTGGTGTACAGTTCTCCGAAGTTGTTGGTAAATTTTAATAAATAAATAAAGGCAATAGGAGAATAAAAATGGCATCAGGTTTTAATATCACTAATTTTAAGGGTCAGGGATTAACATATGGTGGCGCTCGTCCTTCGCTTTTCGAAGTGTATCTAACGATCCCAACATTCGTTGCCGCTGATTCTGGATCCGACACTAAGTTTCGCTTCACTTGTCGTGGAGCGCAACTACCAGCAGCTACGATTGGTACAATCGAAGTAGGCTATTTTGGTCGTATGATCAAGCTAGCCGGCGATCGTACTTTCGCTGACTGGACAGTAACTGTGTTGAACGACGAAGACTTCCTCGTTCGTTCTATGTTCGAAAAGTGGTCAAATGCTCTAAACAGTCTTGAGGCTAATCAGCGTCAACAATATGAATCAGAAGATGTTTATAAGGCGACAATGACTGTTAGACAGTATTCAAAAGATGGTAATGTAATTCGTTCGTATGATGTTATTGGCGCTTATCCTTCAACAGTAGACGCTATCGATTTAAGTTGGGAAACACAGAGTCAAATTGAAACGTTCGGTGTAACGTTTGCATATGATTACTGGCTACCAACTTCTGGCTCAGAGATTAACAATAATTACTACGCTCAAGCCACAACTCCAGTAGCTGGTTAATAAGTAATATATTATTGACGAAGAGGGGATCTATCTTCCCCTCTTTTACTTGAAGGAATAAAAATGGAATTATTCGGTTTTGAATTTAAACGTAAGGTACAAGTAGACCCACAACCATCTTTTGCTCCAAGAGAAACAGAAGATGGTGCAGTAGTCGTTGCTGCAGGTGGTTCTTTTGGAACTTACGTTGATCTTGATGGTACTGTACGAACAGAAGCCGAGTTAGTAACAAAATATCGAGAGATGTCATTGCAGCCAGAATGCGATGCTGCCATCGACGAAATTGTCAATGAAACAATGGCTATCGATGAAAAATACATAGTCAAGATCAATTTAGATCAGTTAGAAAATAAATAAAATATTAAGAAAGCAATTCGTGACGAGTTTGATAATATATTGAACATTCTCGACTTCAATCGCCATGCCTATGAGATTTATCGCCGTTGGTATGTTGATGGTCGCCTTTACTATCACGTCATCATTGATCCAAAAGACATCAAGGCTGGTATCAAAGAAGTTCGCTACATCGACCCTCGCAAGATTCGTAAGGTTAGAGAAGTCGCTAAGAAGCGTGTTCGTGGTGGCGAGACAAATGAAGCCACGATGATAAAAACCCAGAATGAGTATTATATTTACAACGACAAGGGTTTCAATTACGGTAACAAGACAGTAGGTCCAACAACCACTGGTCTTAGAATTGCTAAGGATTCAATTCTTCACATTACATCTGGATTGACAGATACAAATGGTACGATGGTACTATCATACCTACATAAGGCCATCAAGGCATTGAATCAGATGCGTACTCTTGAAGATGCTCTTGTTATCTATCGCCTCGCAAGAGCTCCAGAAAGACGTATTTGGTATATCGATACTGGTAATTTGCCAAAACTAAAGGCAGAACAGTATGTTAGAGATGTAATGGTAAAACATAAGAATCGTTTGATTTATGATGCTGACACTGGCAACGTTAGAGATGATCGCAAGTTTATGACGATGTTGGAGGACTATTGGCTTCCCCGTCGTGATGGTGGTAAGGGCACAGAAGTTACTACTTTGCCTGGCGGCCAGACACTAGGTCAGATGGATGATGTGTTGTATTTCCAGAAAAAATTTCTACAGACATTGAATGTACCTGTCAATCGTCTCAACTCAGATGCATTGTTCTCTCTTGGTAGAGCAACAGAAGTCACTCGTGATGAATTGAAGTTTTCTCGTTTTATTTCAAGACTTCGTGATAAGTTTGCTATGTTATTTACCAAAATGCTTGAGAAACAGTTGATTCTCAAGGGAGTTATGACGATCGAGGACTTTGAAAACATTTCACCGAATTTCAAGTATGAGTTCTCTAAGGATAACTACTTCAGTGAACTAAAGGACGGTGAGATTATCGAAAATCGTATCAATCTTGCCCGCAATCTACAGGATATGGTTGGCAAATATTATTCGAATGAGTGGCTTCGCAAGAACATCCTTCAGCAATCAGATACTGACATTGAAGAGATGGATGAACAAATTGAAGAAGAAAACAATTCTGGCGATCCAAGATGGGTAAATCAGCAGATACTTCAGAATCAAGAAATGGAACAGCAGGAGCCACCAGAAGGTGAGACTGAAATGCAGCCATTAGCAAGTGATGAAGACACCGATGCAACACCGGAAACAGATGAAAAAAACAAAAAGATTCAACGAGCGAAAGCTGACTACGATATCCTAAGTAAGAAAAAAAACAGATCACTTTCAGATGAGGCAAAACTAAAGTCAGCAGCTCAAATATTAGCTAAGAATAAATAATTGGAGATAAAAAATGGATGATGTACAAGTTCAAGATTTAATTGCTTATGCTTATGATCAGAAGCCGATAGAGTTTCAGAATTCTTTCAATGATCTTATGGCTTCAAGATTGACTGCTGCAATTGACGCTAAGAAAATCGAAGTAGCGCAAAATATATTCACTAATGAAGAAGAATCTGAACTTGAACCAACAGATCAAGAGGAACCAGAAGATGACACAGTCGCTTAAAGATATTTTAAAACAGGCCCATGATAGAATCAAGGGTGTACACGCATCGCAGACAACTGCTGGTTCTACAGGTAAGGACCCAGGCGTGGATTATGCTCCAAAGGCTGGTGATGAGGACGAATTTGTAGCCAAGCATTCGGTAGAAAAGTGGGATGACCCACAAGCCACTGATGATCAGAGACATGGTGGTACCAAGTACTCACTAGATGATATGAAGAACCAGCGTCTTGGTAACACACAGGAAAAGTCAAAAAAGGACTACTTTGTACCTGTGAAGGAAGCAAAAGAATCTGAAGAAGCAAAGTGCAACATGACCGTAGAGGGCAAGATGTGCCCAGTCCACGGCATGAATGAATGCTCTTCAATGAAGCCAATTAAAGAAGACAAATGGATTCAAAAGGCAATTAAGAAGCCAGGTGCACTTCATAAGCAACTTGGCGTTCCAGAAGATGAAAAGATTCCTGCTGGTAAGTTAAAGGCTGCAGCCGATAAGGGTGGTAAACTTGGTCAACGTGCACGTCTTGCTATGACTCTTAAGAAGATGCACAAGGAAGAAGCTATTGATGAAGTAATCACAAAGAAAACACCAGCTGGTGAAGTGATCTCTGACTTTGTGCATTCAAAAAATCCAAAGTTCGCTGGTAAGTCAAAGGAAGAGCGTAAGCGTATGGCTCTAGGCGCATATTACTCTATGCACAAGGAAAAGTCAAGAAAAGAAGTCAAGGAATGGGCTGTACAGCCTCTTCTCGGTTCAACTGATATTGCTAAGAATAAAACAGATGACACAGAGTCAGAGATTGAGATGGTTCGCACAGAACTAAAGGCTATCGCTAACAAGGTAATGCACCTTCTAGCTAATATGCCAGCTGATCACCACATCGAACCATGGGTACAAGCTAAGATCGCTCAGTCAAAAGAGATGATTGGTGCCGTGCATGACTACATGATGTACAGCGAACACGAGCCAGAGGAAAAAGAAACTATGGACACTCCGATGACATTCCCAAATATGAATGTCGACGTTAATACAGGAGTAAATGTCTAATGGCATATACATCTCCAAACGCAGGTGCATTTTTACCAACTGGTAACACAATTACTTTTCTAGCAAATACAGCAGCTCCAACTGCTGTACAGTGCACATATACACAGTCACCAAACACTGGGTATAACTCTTATTGTCAGTACCGCGTATTTAACTCTGGTTCAGTTCTTATTTTCTTGGGTGTTGGTGCTAATGCTACTGTAGCAAATACAAATGCAAACGTAGTTACGACATCAGCAACAGGTATTCCTGTTCTCCCAGGTACACTTGAGATTTTCTCATTCCCAACTAACTCATACTTCACTGCAATTACTGCATCTGGTACATCACAAATTTATGTAACTCCAGGATTTGGCGTATGACAGTTAAGGCATCCTCAGGACAACCAGCATCGGCATTTGCGACAGCTAACTCTGCTGCAACACCACCTACAATTGTATCATCAACTGGTGTACCAAGCACAACCAAAGTAAATGGCGCTTCAACAGGTGCAACAGGAACACCAGTCGCCGGTTCAATGTATATTCGTACCGATGGCACTGCTGGTGCAAGAATCTATTGGTACTACGGTGGCGCTTGGGTCGCCCAAACAACCCCATAAGGATAAGAAGATGAAGCTCATTAGAGAAGAAGTAGAAGAAGTAAAGTTTATTTCAGAAGCCACCGAGAGTGGTGATAAGCACTACTTCATCGAGGGTATCTTCCTTCAGGCAAATCGCAAGAACAGAAACGGTCGCATGTATCCATTAGAAATAATGGAGTCAGAAGTCAATCGCTACATGACAGAAGTTGTTAAGAATAACAGAGGTTATGGTGAGCTAGGTCACCCTGCTGGCCCACAGATTAATCTTGATCGCGTTTCTCATATCATCACAGAACTAAAGCGCGATGGTGATAACTTTGTTGGTAAGGCAAAACTTACTGAAACACCAATGGGTAACATCGCCAGAGGTCTTCTAAAGTCAGGTGCTAATTTAGGTGTGTCTTCACGTGGTATGGGATCTCTCACACCAAATAAAGATGGTGTGATGGTAGTTGGCCCAGACTTTCGCCTAGCCACAGCTGCAGATATCGTTGCTGATCCATCAGCACCAGATGCTTTCGTCAAGGGTGTTATGGAGAACGTAGAGTGGCTCTATGATCCAGTAAAAGATACGTGGCACGAAGAGAAACTGGAAAATGTCAAGAAAGCCATTAGAAAAATGTCAATGGATCAAATTGAAGAATCAAAGATGGCTGTATTTGAGAATTACATCAGTTCTCTATCATTAAATTCAAGAAAAT